CGGGCCTTGAAAAAGATAAGGGTCCACGGTCAACTCTTGTGACCAAAGCGATTAACAAACTTCGTGTGGAAGAGCAGGGTGAAGAGGATGCGCCACAAGAAGCAGAGCCACCAGCACAAGAAGAACTCCCTATAGAAATGTCAGATGAACCACAGCCTAGCGGCTTGATGGCACGGAGGACATAATGGCACTATTTGGTAGCTTGGGTAAACTGTTTGGCCTTGACACACCCACAGGTAGGGGGTTTATAAAAGGTTTTTCTGAAGGTGTTACTCGTGACATAAGAGACGATATGAAGGAACGCAAGGAGCGAATCAACCGGCTGGCTGATTACAAGATTAGGCGTGACGAAGAAGAGAGTGAGCGTTATACAAAAGAATTACGTGAAAATCTCGAAAAGGTAAAGGCTATTTCTGGCAAGGCTGGCGGCATCAACGGTGCAGAGTGGCTTATCAGAACATACGGTATTGAAGAAGCTGTTACTAAAGCTGGTCAATTTGAAGTAATGAAGGGATATGGTAAAAATCCAGAGTTCTTACTAGATGATGAAAACGCCACTACATTTGAGGACTTGGCACGGTTCGTAACAGCAGACCCAACATTTACTAAACTTACTGCACGTGGCACACGGGCAGACACAGGATTGCTTGCAAAGATTGGTCTTGCTCCTGACATTGCTGTTGAAGCACAAAGGCAACGCGATGCCGCTACGAGTCGGCTTGCACTAGGGGTAACAGAAAAAGCAGACTTGGGTGTAATGCCGACAGCTAAAGGATTTGACCCTAGTGATTTTGGTATGATGGCCGACATGAAAGATGAATCAAATCGCATGGTGATGATGGCTCTTTCTGCAAAAGACGCTGGCGATGATGCCTTGTATGAAACTTATATGGGAAAAGCTGCGACTCTGAGAAATTCATTACTTTATTTAGATGCAAAAGGGCCAACAGAGGCTGGTGTACGCGCATTTAAAAACAATGTATCTGGTTTTATTGCAGAAGCGGCTAACATAGAAACTAAATATATTAGATATCCAGATGGTAGTACATCTAATAAAACTGCTTGGGAACGAGGGCAAGATAGAACGAATGCAAAACTCGCGGCAGATAAATTAACAGAGGCTTATGGCGCAGCGTTACGAAGGGGAGTTTTACCGGAAGTTGCATCCAGAGTAGCATTTGAAGCAGCACTACAAAATAGAGTAATGATACCTTCGGAAACTGCAGACGGAAAACCACATGTTGCAATTGGTAATGAAAGTCTAGTTCCAAAAGGTTTTAAAGGCGCAGATGGAACAGCGTATCAGATTCCTGTACCACCACCTACACCACCTCTATCACAACCAAAAACATCTGCAGCCACTACAACACAAAGTGCAACACCAAAAGTTATTCCTGGCGCAATGCAAATCACTCCTACTATACAGGCTTTAATTGAGCAACACAACCTCGAACCCGACCTCGACAAGAAAAATGATATAAAAACTCAGATAGGTCGCGCTATGGGTGGCTCTATACCATCAAATGTAGATAAAGAACTCAGGTAATGTACAACGAAGCAGAAGAAATCAACAAGGAAACGCTAATTAAAGATGAGCAGTTCCTTCAGGATGCTAGTGCATTTCTGATTAGGCGTGGTGGTTATGACGCAGAAGACCTGATGACGGCAGAAGACGTGTATGATAATTACATGGAACACTTCCGTTTTCAAAATGTAAACGAAGTTACGGCCATCAACGATATGCTGTATGCACAAAATGCAGATGACGAGCAAAAAGAAAAAATGGCTCGTCTAATGGATACGTACGACAAGATGGATAGTGACTTGGGGTTTGCAGCCGCTGGCGATTATGTTGCCGGTGTGTTGTCGGCCCCTTCTACGTATGCGGGTATCTTTACAGGTGGTGGCGCAAAGGTTGGGGCAATAGCCGCACAACAAGGTATCAAGATGGGAATCCGTGATGTGTTAAAACGCGGTGCCTCAAAAGAATTACTTCAAAGGGCTGCTACTGAAGGTGCTAAAAAGGGTGGTCTTACACAAGTAGAACGACAACAGGTAGCCGCCACACTAGCGCGTGAAGCAGCTAGAAAGGGTGCGGTACGTGCTGGCGCAGTAGAAGGCACAATCGGTGGTGGTCAAGTTATTGCACAAGAGCAAGCGCGTGTTGAATTAGGCATGCAAGATGACATACGTGGTGGTGCTGTGGCGTTGGGTGCAGCAGCGGGTGCAATCCCTGGTAGTATCTTTGGTGCGGCAGCACAAACACAAAAGGCTGTCGGAGAAAATATTGCAGAGCGTGTGTTAAAGATTACTGAAATGACAGCATCACGTGCTACTGAAAGGGCTAACAGAACAACTACGAAAAAAGTATTTGAAGATGAGGCCACAAAAGAAACAGCGTTGAATGTTTTTTCTAATTTAACAAGTCGTAAAAAGGCTATTGAAGAAACATTTCCTGAAGTAGAAGCAGGACGTAAAATCAAAGAAACACTGAAGCCGGATGATGCTGAATTAGTTGATGCACCCCTTACACCAAAACCCACGATACCTTTGGTAGCAAGTCTTGAAGAAAAATCGTTACAGAACTTGGCGGCATTTGCTACCACTGTAATGGATAAAGTTGACCCAGTGGAGGGAGAGCGTTTTACCTCTATACTTGGTCGCGCACTAAAAGCAGAGTTTTATAATCCTGCCAGTCTTCGTGCGTTAGCTAAAGAATTTGGACTCAAGATTAGTGACCTTGGACCCCTACTAGCTGCAGAAGTTAGTCAAGGTGCAAAATCAATGAGTGTTGTGTCGCGGCTTAGTCAAGCAGAAAAAAATGCACGTTTAGCAGAACTTGATACAATTGACTCATTTCTTATAGAGGCTACAGAAATTACAAATCCTGCTCGTGAGGCTGTTGAGGCTATTGATAGTGAGATTGGTAAAGGCCACTTAACTAAAGCAAACGAAGTTTTACGTTCTATAAACAAGGCGCGTATTGGTTTTATGACAATACAGTTAGCCACCACCACACGTAACGTAACAAATGGTTTCATGCGTAATTATGTTTATGCCTTTGATAATCTTGGTGCTGGTTTATATAATAGAATGTTTACCGAACGCGCGGCAAAGCAACGCCTTCAAAAAAAGCAGGTATTTAACCCAACAGATGACCAGATAAAAGCAGAAGCAGAACGTGCAGTACGTCTTGGTAATGCACAACTTCGCACTGCGTATGACAGTTTTTTATTCAAAGACCTTTTTGGTATAACCACTGCAGAAACACGGGCATTAGCACGGCTGATGGAAGACCCAAGATTTGGTAAAAGTCAAGAAAGCCAAGCCTTGCTAATGGAAATGGGTGATGTTGCTGACCATGCAAATATGGGTGGGGGTCTTCTAAAGTTATCTCGTTTTTTAAACCGCTTAAATACTAAGTCGGACAACATGTTTAAACGAGCCATATTGTCTCGTGAAATGAACAAATCTATCATGGCCGCTGGGGGTAAGAGAGTCACAGTTGAGATAAAGGGAAAGCCAGTTAGAAAAATATTTCCAACTGAACAAGCATATAAGGAGTTCTTAGATACCCCAGAGGGTGCAGAACTGGCAGCGAGGGATATTAAATATTTAGATTTAGAGGATGCGCCAAAGCTAACATTAAACGAGGTATTAAAGAAGGGAAGATTTACTGACATTGACCCCTCTATTATTGCTAACGGTGCAGAGGAGGCACTAGACTTTACCTATCAAACGGGACGTTTTCAGGGGCGCGAGGGTGGCTTTAATGAATTTGCTAATGGTTTCATCAAAGCAGCAACAACACAACTTGGTTCAACATTTGTTCCATTCCCACGATATTTAGTAAATCAGTTTAGATTTTTCTATGAACATGCTCCTTTGTTGGGAATGATAAATATTGGTGGCATCCGAAACAGACCAGGTAAAGAAGGGGTAAAACCTTTTATATCCTTAGATGATGAAAGTTTCGGTAAACAAGTAGGTGGCTTAACAGTATTGTCTGCATTGTATGGGCTTCGTGCTACCTTTGGTGACGACACAACAGGGCCATTTGAATACAAAAATCCTTTTGGCACCGGCATTGTTGACGCGCAAGCGTCCCTTGGACCGTTCTCTGCTTTCGCTTTTTGGGCAGATTTCTTTTATAGAAATCAAAATACAATAACAAAAGGATTGTTACCCGAAACAAATGTTGTAAGGCCAACGAAGATTAGAGACTTTGTTAAATCTTTGGGAGGAGGTCAATTCCGTCCAACAGGATTAGGTGTAGTTGACGGGTTTTTTGATGTTATACAAGTCGGGTATAACGATGGTAAAGTTGATTCAGACCTCGTAGAGATAGGGTCAAAGTTTCTGGCTAACTATATGAACACATACACAGTTGGAGCAGGTGCTTTAAAAGACATTGTAGCTACGCTTGACCCAGACTATCGCATCGTTGCTGACAATACAGATGTAGAAATTCTACCCTACATATTTAAACAAGCAACGCGCTCTTTCCCAAGACAAGTCATGGACGATGACGAAGGGGTTTTTATAGGTCGGAAAGCACTACAAAGCCCAACAAGAACTACAGAAGTTCGTATGGTAAATCCCTTTATGAGACAAATTACAGGTCTTTCTCAGCAAGAATCACGTACACTAGCAGAACGTGAATTTGATAGACTTGGCTTAGAATACTTTCAAGTAAGTCCACGTAAAGTTAAAGGTGGCATAGAGAGTAGCGAAATGACAATGGCAGCACGAAAAAATATGGCTGAATATGTTGAGGGTGCCATCACAGATTTTATACTTAACGACCCAGACTACTATAGTCTAAAATTTGACGCGCAGAAAAAGGTAGAACTAAAAGCAAAATTACAAGAGTTTAGAAGTGAGGCCAGAGCAAGAGTTCTTGACCTAGACCAATATGTTACGGTTGAAGACCAAAGACGTGCGGCTAGAGCAAAATATTTTGATATTAGTTCAGATAAAAGAAAAATAATAGCATCAATTTATGAAGACGAAGTACAAGAGTCTTTATCGGATACTAAAGATTATTTAACAGCGTTAGCTATTGCAGAAGATAACAATATATATGGTGGACGTTAAAAAGGGGGCAACTAAGCCCCCTCTCTTTTACCTATTATCTCCACTACCAGATAGCGTTCCGCGCTTTTTTCTGTCAGCTAGTTTCTCCAAATTCTTCTCCATGATGTGACCCAAGTCCATGTCAAGTTCTTCGGCAAGCACGGCGCAGTACCACAGCACATCTCCAATCTCATATGCAATCTGTATCTTTTTAGCTTCGTACATGTCACGAGGTGCGCCGTCGCGTATGAACTTCTTAACTTTGTTAGCAATCTCTCCTGCCTCTCCAGTAAGGCCAAGAGTTAGATACTCCATAGCCTTATTCTTTGGAAAGATAGCAGTGTCACACGCAGCTAGTTGATACGCCTTTGCTGTTATACCATACATTGACTTCTCCTTCATCCATTGTTTAGCTTCTAGTTCCAAGTCCATTTAGTTGCTCCAAGTTCTTAAAGTAAGCGGCTTCCCACCCCCGCTGCCACTCACGCCACGGTGTAGTGTCCTTCTTCATGGGATTTGCTACCTGCCTGTATCGTTTGCCAAAGCGAGGGCTTTCAAACTCTTGCACTCTACTAAAGGCAACATAGCCAGCGTTAAAGTTATCAGCTAGTTTCTTGTTCATTCTCTTTCTCCTGCGGCCAGTTTCGTAGAATTGCTAGTCGGTCTTCGTGTAGGGCAATCTTGTCTAGTTCACCCTGCACTGCTTCCAGTATGTCGGAATGTTCTCCTATACCTGCCGGATTAGCAAAGTATATATCAATGTTTGTTTTATGCAAGTGTATGTTTGCAATGGCATGATTACTTAGTGCCTGTATCATTTGCTTCTTCATTCTCCTTCTCCTTTCTTTTCTTCATCCAATCTTCATAACAAGGATGATGAGGATGTGGATTAAACTGTACCCACCCATCACCACGTTTCCATGCTAAACTACTCTGCTTCTTTTGTCGAGTCTTTTTTACCACTTAAATACTCCGGTTGATTTTGGAACTTAACAAATCTGCTGAGTAACTTTACTAGCATGTCAGCTATCTTATCCATTACGTGGCCTCCTAAACCTGTGCTTGAAGAATACGATTACGTTGATGGCTGTGTTGACAGTGATGGCTAATAGTAACCACCACTGCCACCAGTTAGGCATGTCTGCACCTTCAATCATGCCGCCTCAATGTCCACTACCTCACATACACCAGCACTACAAGCCAACTCTCGTCCACCTGATGTGTGGTCCTCTTTCTCAAAATCTTGTAGCTTGACCCAATCTATTGATGTGGGCATGTGTGAAAGTGCTTCGTCATACTCCTCTTTGTTGATGTCTTGATAAACAGCTTGCTGATAAACGTAATCACTAAACGGCATAAAGCTGATACCAGACACCTCATCAAAGTGTTCGTACACCCACGAACCTACGTCCATCCACTCGTGTTCTTTCACAGTGATAGTAACAGAGGGCTTATGCTCACACCAATGCTGTTGATAGATTAGCCACAGTTCTAGCTGCTCAATAGCAGACATGTCTTCACGGCAGACTGCACCTACGGGTGCCTTCATAGGGAAGCTAAACACAGTTGTGCTGTCTGGCTTGGTAACATCAGGCTCTGCTGGTATACCCTGCGAAATCATAAACTGTGTAACTGGGTCTTTATTGTCAGCACGAACCGTGCGAATGTAGTACGGGTTGTGACGAGCGTGGATGCCAGAGGCACTGTCAACAAGCTGTGATACTGTGCCGGATGGCTTTACACAAGTAATGGCTGTTGAGATTGGTATATTCAACTCCGACGCAATATCAGCATTTGTGGTTACTGCCTGTATGCGCAGAGCATTCAGTGTAGCCCCAATGTTCATACCAAGGTGTGCTGACTTACCAGACATCATGGCATTATCCATAATACCTGTAAGTGATACACCAAGCAGACGCTCTTCTTCTGTATTGTTTCTCCATATTTTACGCAGATATTTAAAGCTGGTCAAAGTAGATTGGAACGTGCCAAGGATGGTAGCCAATCGCACCTTATCTGTCAGAGTCTGCTGTGTATCCGATGCACGAACAACAACCTCCGACAGATTACAGAACTGATAAGGGCGAAGAATAATTTCACTACAAGGATTTGTACCGAAGTCTTGTTCAGCATCCCTCCGACCATTCTTTGCTGCTTGTTTCTGTGCAGACTGTCGATTGAAGATACCACGCTCACCAGAGCCTGACTCGTACAGCGACAACCATTCACGCATGAACGTACCCATCTGTGGCTTTTCTTTGTAGGCCACGCTGTTATTAGCCAATGCACGTTGGCCCTCACGATAGATGTTCTTCTGTGGCTCGTCCCACCACTGTCCTGATTTTGCGTGTGCCATCTGGTCATCATTAAGATTGGACAGGCTGATGAGGGCAGAGCGACGTACACCACCTACGACTACAACCTCACCAATTTTACACATGATGTCATGGCATTCGATAGGATACAGACGACGCCCTGCTGCACCCTTGAACTTCTTAATGCAGAAGTTAAAAAGGTTCTCAAGTGGGGCTGGGCCACTAGCACGACCACCAAACGTCTTTAGACGCGCACCAGCAGGACGCACCTCGCTAGTATCCCACTTTGGGATTTGCCCTGCATACAGGAGCGAGATTAATTCACGCAGGGACTTGGCCCAGCCCGGCCTAGAATCGCCAACCTTGATGACAGTATCTGTCTCATGCATATCTTCGTTGACGATGGGCAGCTTCTCTATGTTATGTCTTTCTACAGAGAAGCCTACACCAGTGCCACACATGAGGATATACATTGACTCGTCAAATGCACGAGGGCTATCCACAGGTACGTAAGAGCAATTGTAACCACCGACGTGACAACGGTCAAGCGCGGGACCGGCAGTCATCAATGCTCTCATGCTTGGCATGATGTCTTGGTTAAGCACAGCCTCTTCAAGTTCTGTGCGTAATTCATTGGACATGACGTAGCTGTATTTGTTGGTAAGGTGGTTCTCCATGTAGTCGAAGTACCTAGCCACAGTTTCACCCCATGTCTCTCTTCGTTGTTCGTCTTCAATCCACCTTGCATAACGCGAGGTAGCAATAAATGTTTGATAGTCAGTAGGTAGATAATTATTCATGTCTCACTCCATGTTTATTTTCATATGTTTAATTTCCATGCCAGGTAATTCGTGAAAGTAATCTTCTAAACTTTCCTGTATTTCTTCCGTTGGATTTTCATCTGCTGGCATAGTGTATTCTTCGGGGTCTATATCCAACGAAAGGTAAATTTTAACTCTCATCGTAGCAACCTTCTACTTCCTCTACTAATTTGTTAAGGTACCACTGTGCTTTTTTGAGGTCTTCTGTACCATTCTTGTAACGATAACGCCACACATACTTCATAATGTTACCCTGAAGATAATATTCATAGCCCTCGCCTGTTGCAGCACTAATAGCTTCTATGCATTCAATTCCGGCTTTATTATAGTGAGGTGGACTATTGACCATATCCTTTTTCTTTCCTAATTCTTTAGTATAAAACTCATCCATCAGTCTGTCCTCATCCTCTCGCAATTTCATAAAGGCTTCATGTCGCATCATGCTTCTCCTTTTGTCTTTGTTGTAAAAGATAAATGAATAACATTGTCATCGTCCTCACTTCTTATTATAAAACCTTTGTCTTCTTCTTCCCTCAATTCTGATAGTTCTTCTGTATATTCCTCACAATATTTATATATTTGCTCTCTAACGTATTCGTCCTTTTCCATCACTGGTAGTGAGGACAATAACATTTTTACAAACAATTCCATACCACGATACACTTCATCTGTCAACTCATTATGTTCAGATGTTATAACAGATACCTCTGCATCACCCGTCCACTCGCCACTAGCTAAGTATGTAGGGCGTATTCTAATTAAAAAGTCTTCATTTTCTACTGCTCTTGCCACGATAAACTCCTTTCTTTTTTTCGCCCTTGAATGGTATAAACTTTGGATGTTTATTCTTTCCTTTTTCTTTCAACCAATCTTCAGGAATGATTCTGTCATAGTATTTAAAGTTATGCTTTATACACCATTCTGCATAAGATGATTTGGCACCCTTGCGTAGCTTACGTCTACTGTTTTCAAACACAAAACGAATGTCCAGTTTTGGGTGCTGTTTACTTACAGCTATGTGCTTCCTTCTATCAGCAGCAGTAAACATACCCTTTGTCTCAATGATAATGCCGTTGTGCAGCACGAAGTCGGGTGTGTAGGTTCTGTATGCTAAGTCTTCCCACTCAATCTTTACAGCCTCGTATAAAAACTTTATCTTTAGCTGCATTAGTTTTTCGGAAACTGATTGCTCCAGACCACTACGATACCCATTCTTTCGTGCTGCCCGATATGCTTTGCCGTTAAACACTACAGTGAGCGACCACGCCAAAAGTCCACAGGGTCACGATATCCAATGGCCCTTAATTCTTCGCGGAGAACTTTGTCTGCTTCGTTACGCGCTTCAATAGCTGCACGAACTCCAGCAGTTTTGCGTTCACGATATTCCTTACGTAAGTCGCTGAGTTTCTGTTCAGTAAGTTTAATCTCTTCTGTGAGAGCATCAAGTTCAAGTTTGTCATCCATTTAATTCTCCTTTCTATTTCCATATCTTCTTGGCTTCTTCTTTCATCTTGTAACCCCAAGTCCAAGAGTCAAAGTTTGGGTAAACAAAAGAAGCTAACTCATGTTTGTCATTACTAATCGACAAAAATTTCTGCATACTATACGCAACCTTTTCTAGTTGTTTTTTGTGTGCAGTTAAATTATCAAGCGTAAATTTTTTATGCTCTTTTGGTGTGGCAAAAAACAAGTCTACGCTATCGTTTGGATAAGCCATAGAATAGAACGCCATCTGCCGTTTCTGTGCTTCCGTAGGCTGTGATGGCATTCTAGTAGTTGTCTTCAAGTCTACAATTTTATT